AACTAAACATGATGCTTCAATAAGTTCAGGTTTAGCTATAATGGCGTGTAATAAAAATAAGTATAGACCTAAAGCAGATTATAAGTTAAGTCCAATTAGTGTTGGTATGACTATGTATGATAACAAGGGATTAATTTCAAAAATAATAGAATAAATGCAAATTACTACAACTAATTTTAGTTCTTTTCCAAGCCAGGTGGTACCTGTAGCAGAGAAAAATACTTTAGAATATGGACTACAAGTGGCTCGGGCAATAGAAGGCGAATGGTTTAGAAACTACAGAGGTGGTCTAGGTGCTAGTTATAGAAACGGTGGATATGCAGTAAATTTTAATGCTTATCATACATTAAGATTATATGCTAGAGGAGAACAACCAATTCAAAAATATAAAGATGAACTAGCAATTAATGGTGATTTATCTTATCTTAATTTAGATTGGCAACCAGTACCTATTATATCTAAGTTTGTAGATATAGTGGTAAATGGTATGTCTCAACGGAATTATGAAATAAAAGCATTTGCGTGTGATCCTGAATCAAGCGCACAACGCACAAAGTATGCTGCCGAATTAGCTAGAGATGTAAGAGAAAGAGAACTGTTTGCCCAAGTAAAAGAAACCTTAGGAATAGAATTAGCTTCAGATCCTCAAAAACAATTAGGATTAGAAAGTCCAGAAGAATTAGAATTACATTTACAATTAGATTATAAACAATCTGTCGAAATAGCTGAAGAAGAATTAATTAATAGTATTTTAGATAAAAATAAATTTGATTTAACAAGACGTCGATTTACATATGATTTAATAACTTTAGGAATAGGTGCGGTAAAAACAAATTGGAATAAAGCTGAAGGAATAACTGTAGATTATGTAGATCCTGCAAATTTAGTTTATTCATATACAGATGATCCTAATTTTGAAGATATATATTATGTAGGAGAAGTAAAAGCAGTTACCTTAGAAGATTTAAAAGTACAATTTCCTCAATTAACAGATGAAGAATTAGAAGTAATACAAAAATATAGAGGAAATGAAGAATATTTAAGAAATTGGAGTGGTAGAAATAATAATACTGTTCAAGTATTATATTTTGAATATAAAACATATGTAGATCAAGTATTTAAAGTAAAAGAAACTAATACAGGTTTAGAAAAAATATTAGAAAAACCAGACACATTTAATCCTCCAGAAAATGATAACTTTAAAAGAGTATCAAGATCTATAGAAGTATTATATTCAGGAGCTAAAATATTAGGTCACCCCCTAATGTTACAATGGGAACTTGCAGAAAGTATGACACGACCTTTAGCTGATACTACAAAAATTAAAATGAATTACACTATTTGTGCTCCTAGAATATATAAAGGTAGGATACAATCATTAGTAGGTAGAATAACTGGATTTGCAGATATGATACAACTTACATCGTTAAAGTTACAGCAAGTTTTATCTCGTATGGTACCTGATGGTATATATCTAGATATGGATGGATTAGCAGAGGTAGATCTCGGAAATGGAACTAATTATAATCCTGCTGAAGCTTTAAATATGTATTTCCAAACTGGTAGTATAGTAGGTAGATCATTAACTCAAGATGGTGAATTAAACCATGGTAAAGTTCCTATTCAAGAATTACAATCTTCTAGCGGAGGAGCAAAAATACAATCACTAATACAAACTTATCAATATTATCTTCAAATGATAAGAGACGTAACGGGATTAAATGAAGCTAGAGATGGTAGTACGCCAGATAAAAATGCTTTAGTAGGTTTACAAAGATTAGCGGCAGCTAATTCAAATACTGCAACTAGACATCTTTTACAAGCTATGTTATATCTTACTACTAGAACATGTGAAAATATTACTTTAAGAGTAGCTGATTCTTTGGAATTTCCATTTACTAAGCAATCTTTACAAGATAGTTTATCTCGATATAATGTAGGAACTTTAACAGAATTAAAAGATTTAAATATTCATGATTTTGGTATTTATTTAGCTTTAGAACCAGATGAAGAAGAAAAGGCAGTATTAGAACAAAACATTCAAGTGGCATTACAACAAGGTAGTATAGATTTAGAAGATGCTATTGATTTAAGAGAAATTACTAATATAAAATTAGCTAATCAAATGCTTAAACAAAGGCGGTTGAAAAAACAAGAGAAAGACCAACAAATAGCTCAACAAAATATTCAAGCACAAGCAGCAGCTAATGCGGAAACTGCTGAACGAGCAGCAATGGCAGAGGTTCAAAAAAATCAAGCTATAGCAGAAACAACATTGCAAATAAAACAAGGAGAATCACAAATGGAATTACAGCGTATGGAAGAAGATGCTAATTTAAAAGCTAGATTATTAGAGCAGCAATTCGAATACGACATGCAATTAAAACAAATGGATTTAAAAGAAATTAGTACAAGAGAACAATTTATAGAAGATAGAAAAGATAAACGTACAAAAATACAAGCATCCCAGCAAAGTCAGATGATAGATCAAAGGAATAATAAACTAATGCCTATTGATTTTAATAGTCCTGATTACACGGATATGGGTGGAGAGGGAATGGTACAACCCTAATTATTAATTATTAATTATTATATTATATTATGTCAACAACAAAAGAAGAACAAGAATCTTTAAATTTAAAAATAAAAAAACCATCATTTAAAAGAGAAAAAAGTGAAGTTTATAAAATAGATTTAAACAAAACCCCTGAAGAAAATGCCATTTCAAACAGAAAGACAAAGAAAGTGGATGTGGGCGAACCTACCAAACTTAGCGAAGAAGTACACCAAGGAACACGGGTCGACGCCAGTAAACCAGAAGAAACGTCCGTGGAAAATAAAAAAGCGGTGATAACTGAAATTACAGAAGATACTACTAAAGATCCAGTTGAGGAAAAAATAGTAAAAAAAGAAATTTCTGCTCCTGTAGATAATATAAAAATACCTGATAATATAAAAAGTTTAATTACTTTCATGAAGGATACAGGTGGAGATTTAGAAGATTACGTTAGATTAAATGCAGATTACACTAACGTAGATGATAAAACATTGTTAAAAGAATATTATAAGACAACAAAGTCTCATTTAAATTCAGACGAAATAGCTTTCCATATGGAAGACAATTTTTCTTATGATGAAGAAGAAGACGAAGAAAGAATTGTAAAGAAAAAACAACTAGCATTAAAAGATGAAGTTGCAAAAGCCAAAAACTTTTTAGAAGATACAAAGCAAAAATATTATGAGGAAATCAAGTTGAGGACTCATTTGACTGAAGATCAACAAAAAGCTAATGACTTTTATAATCGATACAACAAAGAGCAGGAAGCTGCTAAAAAAAGACATGGTGAATTTACCACTAATACTAATGATTATTTTAATGAAGAATTCAAAGGTTTTGATTTTAAGTTAGGAGATAAAAAATTTAGATACGGAGTAAATAATCCACAAAGTGTAGCCACAAAACAATCTAATATCCAAACTTTTCTTAAGAAGTTCTTAAATGAAGAAGGACATGTTGATGATTATAAAGGCTACCACAAAGCTATATATGCTGCTAATAATGCAGATGAAATTGCTGAGCACTTTTATGAGCAAGGTAAATCAGATGCTATAAAAAATATGGTTGCAAAATCCAACAATATAAGTAATGAACCACGTCCACAAGACAGTGGTGATGTATATATTAATGGTTGGAAAGTTAAAGCCATTAGCGGTGTAGATAGTTCTAAATTAAAAATAAAACATAAAATTAAAAAATAAAAATTATGGGTTTAGTAACAGGTGGGAGTTTTCCCGCATCATTAGTACCAGCGCAAAAACGTATGACGTTAAGAGAGAATTATCTTTCTTTTGATTCAGGTACAGGCGGAGGTACTTTCGCACAACAATATCTACCAGAGCTTTATGAAGCAGAGGTAGAAAGATATGGTAACAGGACTATTGGATCATTCTTACGAATGGTTGGTGCTGAAATGCCAATGACATCAGATCAAGTTATTTGGTCTGAACAAAACAGACTACATATCTCATATAAAGAATGTAATGCTAGTGACGTAGCAGTATCAGCTGCAAATGCTAACGCAAAAGTTTCAATTGATTTATCCGCTGCAACAGGAGCTGATTCACCAACTGTAGCTATTAGAGTAGGTCAAACTGTTTTATTAACTGATAATGCAACTGGATTAGTTAGTGTTAAAGGTTTAGTACAAGCAGTTACTACTACAACAGCACCTACAGCTTCTATTGATATAGCAGTTTATGGTGATACAGGAGTAACTCCAATACCAGCAGCTCTTACTGGAGCAGGCGCATGTAATTTATTTGTATATGGTGCTGATTTTGGAAAAGGTACAATTGGAATGGAAGGTTCTATTGAACCACAATTCACACAGTATAATAATTCTCCTCTTATCATAAAAGATAACTTTCAAATCAATGGATCTGACACTGCTCAAATCGGTTGGGTTGAAGTATCTACTGAAGATGGTCAAGCTGGTTATTTATGGTATTTAAAATCTGAATCTGAAACAAGATTAAGATTTGAAGATTACCTAGAAATGGCTATGGTTGAAGGTGAATTTATGGATCCTACAAATGTATATGCTTCAGGAGTTCTTTATGACTTCGGTAGTGCAGTTGCTACTACTACTCAAACAGTTAAAGGTACACAAGGACTTTTTGCTGCTATTGAAGATAGAGGTAATGTATATTCTGGTTTCGCAGGTGCTGCAGCTCCAGGTTCTGGTGCGTTAGCAGATTTTGACGAAATCCTTAAAAACCTAGACAAACAGGGTGCTATTGAAGAAAACATGCTTTTCTTAAGTAGAAGAACTGCTCTTGATTTTGATGATATGGTTGCTGCAATGAATGGAAGTTATGCTTCTACTCAAGCTGCTTCATATGGTCTATTTGAAAACGACGGAGATATGGCGTTGAATTTTGGTTTCAATGGTTTTAGAAGAGGTTCTTATGACTTCTACAAAACTGATTGGAAATACCTTAATGATGCTTCTACTCGTGGATTATCAAAAGAAATAGATGGAGTATTAGTTCCAGCTGGAACAACTACAGTTTATGATCAAATGCTTGGATCTAATATTAGAAGACCTTTCTTACACGTAAGATATAGAGCTTCTGAGACAGAGGATAGAAGAATGAAATCATGGATTACTGGTTCTGTTGGCGGTGCATACACTGACACTTTAGATGCGATGACAGTTAGTTTCTTATCTGAAAGATGTTTAGTAACACAAGCGGCTAATAACTTCGTGTTATTTAAAGCAGCATAAATTATATATAATGCAGGGAGCAATCCCTGCTTTATTAATCTTTAAATAATAAAAATTATGGCAAATTACATTAGAGTACCTCTTAAGGACACTAGTATTACTACAGCCTCGGGACCTAGTTATGGTGTTGTTAATGTTGAAGATGTTTACGATGTTTCCGGGGAGGAACATATAATCTTCTATACCGATATACCAGCTAGTACAGGTAAAGTTATAGAAACAACAGTAGAATATTATGCAGATGGTGGTGGACTTCCTGTTGTTACTGCTCAAGATTTAGAAAACCTTAGAAATTTAATTCTAAGCGCTAATCAAAATCCTGGGTCGAATCCTATATTTAGTCTTATTGGAGAAGCTACGGCTGCTGCAGCGGATTTAGAGGATTATCAAGTTGAACAAATTGTGGTGGATGAAATCGCCCCAATATAAAATATAACAAATGGCAAATTATATAAAAATACCTTTAGCAATAAATCCAGCTAGAAGTTTTAATGTTGGAGCACTTAATGGTACGGCTACTGGTGGTGGTACTGTCGCAGATGGTGGAGGAGGGGCTAGTGCAGCTCAACCTATATTAGGTGGATCAGGATCAGGTGCAACTGCAACAGTAACTAAAGGTGGAAGCGCTGCTATTGGAGACGCTACTATTACTATTAGTAATATAGGTGAAGGTTACAAAGCGGGAGATGAAGTTACTATTGCTGCTTATGCACTTGGTGGTGCTACTACTTGGACTGCAATAATTAATTACACAATTTTAGCTAAGGATTTAGTGACATCTTCAGGATCAAGTACAAATGAGTATAAGATGATACCTATAGACAATGTTATGGGTGTACAGTTAGCAAGTGCTACATCTGCATTAATTGAAACAAATCAATGGGATGCAGGTGCGGGTGCAGTATTAAAATGGACAGTGACAATGGATGATGTTCCAGCAACAACAGCCGAACACTTAGCTGGTGATTTAGCAACTGCAATAAATAAAGCTTCACAAGCTGAGAATTCTCAACCTACGGTAGAGTTCTTATATGATGCAGAGTGTTTATCAGCTGTTTTAAGTTAAATAAACAATAATAAGATCCTACTTAGGTAGGGTCTTTTTTTTAAATAATTATATTATATTATATCATGAAAACACAAGAAATAGAAAACCCTCAAGTAAAAGATACTTGGGAATATAAAGATAGAAATTACTATCTATTAAATGGAAGACAACCTTTAACATATACTTTACCTTCTAAACATTCAAGGCAATATCCTTTGGTTTGGTTTGATAAGGAAGTTGGGTATGAGAGAGAATTACGATACGCAACAAATCAGAAAAGTATATTTGTTGATGAGCAAAAAGGTAATGTAACGTTACAACATATTGTTTTTCATAAAGGACATTTAAGTATACCTAAAACAAAAAGGAATTTACAAGAATTCTTACAACATCATCCGCATAATAATGTTATTTTCGCTGAACATGATGCTCAAGTAGTTGCTATAGATATAGTAGACAATTTAGAGTTAGAATTAGTGGCGATGAATACCGCTTATGATATGGATATTGATCAAGCAGAAGCTATATTAAGAGTTGAAGTAGGCTCTAGTGTAACTAATTTATCATCAAAAGAACTTAAAAGAGATATTTTATTATTTGCTAAAAGACAACCAAAGTTGTTTTTAAATTTAGCACAAGATGAAAACATTACTTTAAGAAATTTTGGAATAAGAGCTGCAGAAGCTAATATAATAAAATTAGCAGAAGATCAGCGAACCTTTAAATGGGGGAGTAATGGTAGGAAATTAATGAGTGTACCTTTTGATGAAAATCCATTCTCAGCTTTAGCCGCTTGGTTTAAAACTGATGAAGGATTAGAAGTATATCGTTCTATAGAGAAAAAATTTCTATAACATGTGATTATAATAAGGGTGGTTTAATCGCCACCTTTATTTTTTTTTAAAAATATTACAAATGGGTTATGATAGACACAGATAGAGTTTATAAAACAGTATTATATATACTTAATAAGGAGCAACGAGGTTATTTAACTCCCGCGGAGTTTAATAGTGTTGCTACGCAAGTTCAATTAGAAATATTTGAAAAATATTTTGAAGACTTACATATTCAACTACGTAGTCCAAATGTTATTGATAGTGAATATGCAAATAGAGTTAAAATGCTCCAAGAGAAAATAGCTTTTTTTGAAACCACTGATGAATTACAAGCTGGATATGTTTTACCTGCAGATTTACATAGATTTGGAACTTTAGAATATAAACCTATAACTGCTACAATCCCAGGTTGGCCAACCAACAATTCTACTATTCCAGTAGAATGTGAAGAAGTAACTCAACATGAGTACAATCTTCGAACACGATCTCCTCTTACTAAACCTAGTTTAAAATGGCCTATATTTGCACGTAGAGAAAATACTATATTTATATCTCCAGAGTCAATTACAAGAGAAGAATTACAGTGTTATTACATTAGAAAACCTATAAATATATTTTGGGATTTTACTGAAGGAACATTAGGGCAATATATAAATGTCCCCGGCGGAACAAATGATTTTGAAATATCTAACATAGATCAAACAGAGGTAATAATAAAGATTTTAGCATACAGTGGAATAGTTATTAGAGATCCACAGATAGTACAAGCTGCAATGCAGTTTGGAACACAAGAAGACACAATTGAAGCAAGTTAATTATGGGATTAATAACAGAAACAGATTATCAATATTACGAAGGTGAACAAATATTTAAAGGAGATGGCAATCCAAATCAAGAAGTAGTATGTACCTTTAATACTGAAGTAACAGATGGAGATAATTCTCCACCAAATTATATCGTAGAAACAAGTCCATTTCCAATAACACCTACAAGCTGGACATTATTAGCTTTAGGTACATATGCTGTATCTAATAATGTCGTTAGATTAAACTCTGCAGTTTCAGTAACAAGTTTTATAAGAGTTAAATTAGTTCAACCCGCTGTATGGAATAATTACGGAGGTTATGAATATATTTCTTTAGATGATGTTGTAAATAATTTTTTATTAGCTTATGTAGGTGATGATAAATTAGTACCTAGAATAAAAAGAAGTGATGTAATTTTTCACGCAAAACGAGGTTTACAAGAGTTTTCTTATGATACTTTAAAAAGTGTCAATTCTTTAGAAATATCAGTTCCTCCCAGTTTATCTTATCCTTTACCTCCAGATTATGTTAACTATGTCCAATTATCATGGATTGATAATTTAGGTGTTAAACATATTATATACCCTACTACATTAACAAGTAATCCTACAGAAGTCCCTATTCAAGATGGATATCATGATGCTTTACCATTACAAGATAATTATGGAGAGAATTTAGAATCTCAGCAATCTCTAACTAATGTAAGATGGAGAAATGCAAATGATAAATTAATAACAGGTCAATTCGATAACACATGGACAGGTGTTAATGATTGGTATTGGTGGAAGATGGCATATGGTCAAAGATATGGAATGAATCCAGAAACGTCTAATAAAAATGGGTGGTTTAATATAGATGAAAGGCGAGGTCAGATTGCTTTTAGTAGTGACTTGGCTAATCGCCTTGTAATGGTTAATTATATCTCAGATGGCCTAGGATACGATATGGACATGAAAATCCCTAAGATGGCAGAAGAAGCTATCTATCTGCATATTCTACATGCAATCTTATCTACGCGATCTGGTGTAAATGAATATGTAGTTCGTAGATTTAAAAAAGAAAGAAGTGCGGCATTAAGAAATGCCAAAATAAGATTATCAAATATTAAATTAGAAGCATTTAGTCAAGTTATGAGAGGAAAATCTAAATGGCTTAAATTCTAAGTATGGGAGAAATTAAAAATACATTCATTAAGTCTAAGATGAATAAAGATCTAGACGCACGTATCTTACCACCAGGTGAATATAGAGATGCAGAAAATATTGCTGTAAGTAAATCTGAAGGTGCTGATGTAGGAGCTGTAGAAAATGTTTTAGGTAATAGGAAATTAACCGACTTAGGTATACCTACTACAGTTGTAGGTGCTGAAGCTATTGGTTTTTATACTGAAAATGGAGGCAATAGAGTGTTTGTATTTGTCACTAATTATAGTGATTCTTCTTCAGATTTATTAAGTAATGCAGCTCCGGTAGATAGTTATTGTGCAATTATCTGTTATACTATAGACACTGGACAAGTGGTAAGTTTAGTTGAAGGTCATTGGTTAAATTTTTCTAAAACTCAACCAGTTTATGGAATAGACGTATTAGAAGATTTATTATTTTGGACAGATAATAGAAATCAACCTAGAAAAATAAACATCACTCGCGCTATAGACCGTCCTTCTACTTCTGGAAATCCATATTATCAAATAGAAGAAAATATATCTGTAGCTAAATATTACCCTTATAATGCTGCTGAAGTATATCAAGAGTTTGAAGTAACAGTTAATGTAACTAAATTTGGAGCAGGTCTTACAACTATAGATTCAGATCTATTAAGTTATCCTCAAGCTAATATAGGACCTAGTGTTTGTGAAATCACTTCAGCTTTACCTCCTTTCCCTTTACATCCGGGATTAAAATTCTATATTAAAAGTGCTCCAGGAGCAAATAATATTACCACGTATCCTTATTATAATGAAATAAGAAATTATCCTGTGGCTAATGGAATAAATAGTAGTTTTGCTGATAATTTACTACCTTATAGTAATGCTAATCAACCTGGTTTAAATAACTATGAATATACTTTTTCTACGTTTGATCCGGCTAATGGAGTTATTGTTCCTTCAGGACCTATAAACGGTGCTGCTACAGATCCAAATGTTTTTTGGGCAAATGTCCCTTTTACTTATACTGATGGAGCAGGTAATGTTAACCAATGGACAGGGGAAGCAGTATTGGTTTTTGTATCTGAACAACAAAAAAATAAAACTCAAAAATGGTTAGATCCTACATATAGACCTAGAATAACTGCCCTACTTAATGCTGATACATTAATTCCCAGTGATGAACCAATGATGTCTCAATCAAATTCAGCTGGAAATAAAGATTTACCTTTAGCTATTACACCTGGAGCTCCTGATCCTGCACCTGCATTGAGCATGAGTCAAGATTATAAAGACTCAGTTGGTAATTGTCTTATTCAAATAGGTTTAAAAGAATTGAATGGTTGGGGATTAGGACAAAGTACTAGTGGGTTTTTTGATTCTATTAAAAGATTGTTTTTAAAATGGTATATTCAACCTGGAATGAAAATTTCAAATCCACTACTTAGTGAAGATGGTTCTGATTACGTAATAGATCAAATTTTTCCTGATGGTTATAGTGATGGGGCTGGTAATCACCCGGGCTTTTTAATTAGTATAAGAAAAATGGATATAGAGGGTAATTTTATTACAGATTGGAGATGGCCTGAAGGTGTTTTTTTCTACAATAATTTACCATTTGACTATCTTACACATATAGAATACTTAGGTTTACACTTTCCTAACCCACATTATAGCTCTACTTTTAGTGGAGATACTGATTATCTCACAGATAGATTTTGTAGATTAAGTTATAGGTTTGAATATGATGATGGAGAATTTTCTCTTATTGCACCATTTACTCAGCCGTTGTTTAAACCACAACATAATGGATATTATCTTAAAAGTGGGGAATATTGGAGTTATGAAACTAATGGGTGGTCATTTTTATCTGAAGGTACTCTTCCAACATCTGATGTAATGCAATTAGGAGTTTCTACTTTAAATAAATTATATGAAAATAGTATAAATACTATTAATTTAAATATAAAAACTCCAACAATAGATGGAGTACAATTAGAGGTTGGAGAATTAGAAGATAAATTAAAGTTAAAAAATATTCAAATCATATATGAAGATTCTTCAGGAACTGCATTACGTGTGATTAAATCAATACCAGTTACTGATGTTAGTATTGTTGGTAAAACTGATATGAATTATACTTTTGAATGGGAGGGAGATAAACCTTTTATCACATTACCAGAAAAAGAAATTATTAGAACATCTGATAAAGTTCCCATCAAAGCATTAGGTCAAGCAATATCTGGAAATAGAGTAATATATGCTAATTATGTAGATAAACATACTTCTCC